GTCATGTTATTATACTTAGATATTACAGTACAATTATAGGACGTTTAGAGTCCTTTCTGAAATAACATCACAGTAACTTATTAACTACACAGTGTTAACTGAGTTAATTATAGGTTGTACTTATCAGCTATATCATCGTAAAAGTCAGGGTTAAAATTAACAACATACTTTATAGCATTATTTAAGTAGTTCCCAGCTCTCATGCTACTATAGGCCCACTCTACTATATAAGAGGCATCTTCATAGTTCATATTTACTCCTTCAGCCATCTCAGACCATTTCTGCAGTAATCGGATCTCTCCTTGTTGGTGTGTTTCTAAAATCATATCATATAGGTTTTTAATTATAGGTTTTCAAATTCTCTACGTCTTTTACTAATTCCTTTTATCTCCATTGCTTCTAAAAAATCCAGTATCTCTAGATATTCATTTTCATAGTACTTAATTAAGCAGCCTAACACTAGATCCGTTGTGCGAAATTTGGTTGAGTTTATGGTACATTTTAACTCGCTTAATTCTTTTTGTACTCTTGGGTTGTTTTCTAAAATCATATCATATAGGTTTTTAATTATACCCAAAGATAGGGCATTTAATGTCCCATATTACATTACACCCAATAAAAGTAATTAACAGTCAAATGTTAGTACACCCAAATAACATCCTGTATCTTGTCCTTGTCCAGGTCTACGTGTACGAAAGTTTTACTTATCCCTACCCTCCTGAACCCTACATATAACAAGCTCTCTATAATAATAAGCCTATCTACACTATTAGTACAAGCAATGTCTGCTGCTAGTCCTTTAAGGTGAGACGAGTTTCTGCTCACTGGATATCCTTTAGCTTTGAGCTCGTTTTGGTGCTCTAAAGTTCTGAAGCCACTGTTCACTATAAACGCTATCCCAGCTGTGTCTCTAGCCCTATCTAATAGGTTTAAGAACTCCTCACTCATGTGCTTAGAGCTCCCTCTAACATCGGGCGAATCGAATTCTATTAACTCAAAATGTAGCATCCTACTAATGAGATTATAACACATAACACATCGTGGCCGTCTATAGTATCATACTTTCTGAGCTTAAACCTTATGTTTAAAAGGTTAAGAGAGATGATTAATATATACGGTATGTAGTTCATTATTTGCGCTTCCTTCTTTCTGTTACTATCCTCTCCACGTTTACCCATATAAGAGTCACACCCCCTACAATAGCTATAATGTAGTTTATATCCGCTATCCAAACAGCAGCACCCCATCCAGCCCATAGGAAGTTTAGCCCCCAACAATGCTCATTCATCATGGCTTGCTATGATTTGCTCCAGCTGTTTCTAACAATGCTTTCTCCATCTCTTTCATAAGTGCTATGAACTTCTCTATTTCTTCTCTTGTCATATCGCTACTATTGATATCTCCGCTCCGTATATTACCGTTGTGCTAGAGGAGGGAGATAGTTTAATCACAATGTTTGCAGTTTCGGAGCTCGTTATATGTGTTATAGATATCGCAGCGTTAAAATCACCGCTTCCTTTACTAGCTGTAGCTCCTGTAGTTTGGTTGAATTGCATCGCAAGCACAGCACTAGATGTAGAAGCTGAAGCGTGAACTCTAACCGTTGTGGCCTTAAAGCCTGTAGGAATAGCTACAAAAGCGTAGAGCTCAGAGGTTATCGCTGGAGCTCGTATCCCTAGAACGTCCGTAGTATCATCCTCTACCGTTACAGGGGCTCTAGTGTAATCATCATTCATTACGAACTGGGTAGGCATAACTTTAAGCAAGGTAGTAGAGCCAAAGTACCCTCCTCCTCCTCCAGCCGCTGCCCAGGTTAATACTCCTGATCCGTTAGTTTTTAAGAACTCCCCTGAAGCTCCATCAGCAAGAGGAGTCATAGCTCCCAATGTGCTAATAGTAATTAGCTCTGTTCCGGCAGTAGCTTTCTCTATAGGTAAATTTATATCGATAGGTCCAGCCCCTGTACTAGTGGTAATTTTCGTTATTCCGTAGGTATCTGTAGTTACGAAGCCTAGCTTTGTGGAGTTATCGTTAACTATGTTATCTGCTCCGAGCGTTTCTACTCCAGGAGCTACTGTAGGCAGCCCCCCACCAGGAGAGCCCTTACCGTTATCTTGAGTTACTGTTATTCCATCTATATTACGAGAGAGAAACATACACTCTATATCGTACTCACTCCTAGAAGCTATAAACCTAAGCCCTGTTACCTGGTAAAAGTTCCCAGCATGATCTGAGTTAGTGAGTATAGTATACGGATGTATAAACGTGCTCCCTATTTGAAAGAGCGTACCTCTCTCCATGCGGCTGTGTAACTTATTCGCTGCTAATCTTTCCCTCACTCCTAACCCGTTAATAGAGAGGGAGTCTGTGGAGCTCTGTAAGTTGGTCCACTCTGAGCTATCTACATAGTCTGAGCCATCATATATCTGTATAACTCCTAGGTCATTATCTGTTATCCTATCCCCTACTAGAGTAGCTCCTTGATTGAACTCATAACGCGCTGTGTCGGGGTTGGTAGCTGTGATATCTAGAGATCCAAACTCTTGAGATTGCTCCTCATCGTAGACATATGCTCTAAAATCCATAACTGAAAAATCAGCAGTGCCATCTACTAAATCGCCATCATTTACTCCCTCCTGATCTACTCCAGTAAACTCATGTATAGAGAGCTCTAGCCCTTGCGCTGCTGCTATAAGAGGAGTAACGAAATGAAATGCAATAAATAAAGCACCGTTTTGATTATTGCCTAACCTCTTATTTATAGTGTCAGTTATTATCTCAAAGTTAGACACATCTTCACTCCAGGTAACCTCTTCTTGCATAGCCTCCCAATACCAAAAATCACTCTCATCAGTATCAGGAGGAGCTGTAAAGAAGCCCCCAGCAAAGGAGGGGTTATCCTCACTATATGTAGTGCTTCTTTTTAAGTATCTATCTGCTCCATCAGCATCCCCTACTCGCACTCTTATCCCTACCTTTAGCCTCGCTACCTTATCCCCATTAATAGAGGTTCCATCTCCTGGATACTCCCACCTAAGCACCCCAGCTATTAAAAACTTAGTGCCAGCTGGATACTCTATATCCTCATCATCTAAAATAGTGTTAGCTACGATATCCGCTCTAGTATAATTAGTATCTCTAACAACTGGCTTATCTCCTTGGTAATTTCTAGTCCTTATTACTTGCTTAAAAGATGGAGCGGAACTCCGCTCAAATCCGTTAAGCTTCTCCCACTGCGTAGAGCTAGAGCCAAACAGAGCTGTTATGGAGGTGTTTTCTACTGTGTTATAAGTTACAGTACCGTTTCCTAGAACGTGATTAACTATCTCTAAACCGCTGGAGCCATGAGATTGAATAGCTCCCAAAGGAACCCACCATATAGAGCCCTGAGCCATAAATACAGACGCGTTGAATGTGATAGCTAGGCTCTCTAGGACTTCATAGCATGAGAAAAATTGTTTATCTCCGCTCTCGTCTTTATTATAAAAGGCATCGTGTGAAATCTTAGCATTCGAGAGCTGTTTGTTTTGATCCAATCCGATATCATCCTTGTACTCCTTACCTATAAAATCCTCGAAGAACCTTAGCTCTATATCTGAATCGCCCCACACACTAGAAACGTGCATTTTTTGGATGATATTGTGAAGGTGTTTAATAACTTTACTTGAGGATACATAAGGCGTGCCATCGTTATTGTAATCTATACCCTTCAGGTTAGCCAGTCCATCAACGGCTGTAATAGTTACAGGAGCGTATGGATAGTCGTCTGGTATAACTGTTTGTTCAGGCAGTATCTCTCCAACCCACCAGAGCTCAGGCGTACCATCGGGATCTCTGTATATCTCTAGTCGAAAGGAGCCCTCCTCTAGTCCATCTAGAGCTACATAGAGAGCATCAAATAACGCACTATCTGTAATAGGATGATAGAGTGTAATCTGTACCCTACTCCCTACTATCGGTTTGCATCTGTCGTACTCATCGAAATCATAGGAGAGATTGAAGCCATCTGGGCCGAGGTTAAAAGCGTAATTTGTATCTGCTCCAGCTGAATCTAGAACAATATCAACTTTCCAGTCTGTATCGTTTATATCTGTAAACTCCGATGTAGCGTATATATAAGCCATTAAAAGCGGTTTCTGTCACGTGATGCACGTGAGTTGCTAATTACTATATCATCGCCTGAGATACGCCCATAGACCTGGACCGCAGTAACTCCCATTAGCTCCTTGAGCTTCGAGAGAGGAGCTATAACTTCGGGATCTGCTGAAGCGTTTCTATTATCTCCTACCATTGCTAGAGTAGGTCCAAATGCTAATCCTCCTCCAGCTAGAGCTGGGATATTTGATAACAGAGCATCCAAAGCGGAGAGCCCAGCTAAAGCAAATGCTGGAGCTAGCAACCCTCCTCCAGCTATATTCCAAGGGGATAAAGGATTAGTAGCTGCTGCAATAACATTAGCTTTTGCCATAGCTATAACTGAAGAGATAGCACTTTTTGCAAAGGTTTTAAAAGCCTCCGCTCCTGTTTGAGCACCTGATACCATCTCGCCAAACATCGTCCCCATAGCTGTAGCTACTCCTTGAAATTTGAACTCTATAGTTTCTGAGATATCCGCTATCTTATTTGCAGCCTCTCCGAAATCATTAAGGAAGCCTAGCAGCTCTCCAGTGTTTTCTATTTTAAACACTTGCCCCATAAAATCCCCTTCAATTTTATTGCCGAATCTATCGAGAATTAAGAAAGCCTTCTCTAGTTCAGGATTCATCGAGTCTAGAGCTTTGTTAAGCTCATCAGTGGCTATCTTTAAGAGTCCTTGAGTAGTAGTGAACTCCTCACTCTTCATGTCTAAACCATTCAGCTCTTTAGTTAGCCTCGCTACTGTAGCTCTTAACTCATCCAAAGATCCAGGAGCTCCAGCTGCTGCTGCTGCTGCTGCGGCTTCATCATCTAGAATTTTTTGATTAGCTCTAGATATAGATTTATTAATCCTATCGAGCTCAGTTTCTAGCATTTCAACCTCCTTAATAAACGTAGAGTTATTGCTTTTTAGAGCTTCTAACTTTCTCTTTGCTTGTTCTTTTTGTTGCCTAGTTTCCCAGCCTCCAGCCTCTCCTATTTTAACAAATCTCTTTGCTCTCCACTCATCTTCTAGCTCATCAATTTTTGCTAGAGTGTGGGCTAGAGGTCCTGTGGGATCTTTGAAAATTAATAAAGCCTGTTCTACTTTTCTCTTTTGATCTTCTAGGCTTAATAGACTAAGCTCTTTCCTGTAGTTTCTAGTTTGTTTTATAGCTGTAGCACTGGCTAAATTATATCCTATTACCGCAGCAGTAACCGCTGCTATAGCTACGGCTGCTAAAATAAAGGGATTAGCTAGCATAGCTAAATTCATTCCTAAAATAGCCGTTCTCATGAAGCCAAATAGTGCAATGAGCTTAGGGAGTAGTATTAACAACGGACCGAGAGCAGCGAGAAACGTAGCCACTATGGTTATTATTTTTTTCCAGGCTCCGCTTAAATCATTAAACCAAGCAGCTAAAGAAGTTACAGTATTTACAAGCCCCTCAAAAATCGGCATTAACATAGTACCTATTGAGATACCTAAACCCTCCAGAGCGCTAGTCATTTTCTTTAGAGCTCCAGCTGCGTTATCATTCATGATGTCCGCCATAGTTTTGGCAGATCCTCCTGAGTTTTCTAGCTCTTTAGTGAACGCAGTGATATCGTCCACTCCGTTAGTCATAACTAAGAGAGCACTGGAGGCATTTCTACCGACCTCATCAAATGCATCTTTTACGCCTAAGCCCTTAGCTGAAAGTTTAGCTAGTTTCTCTGTCAAAGTTCCTCCCTCTCCGCTCATCTCCTGGAGCACTCTCCGTAGAGCTGTACCAGCTTGAGAGCCTTTAATACCAGCGTTAGCCAGAGTACCTAGTATAGCAGTAGCTTCCTCTATACTTACTCCAGCAGCTTTAGCTACAGGAGCGACAAACTTCATAGAGTCCTGGAATTTATTAATGTCTAGAGCGGATCCCGTAAAGGAAGCAGCCATGATATCGGTAACTCTAGTTACCTCACTAGCTCCTAAACCAAAACCGCCTAGAGTAGCTCCAGCCACCTCAGCTGCCTGAGCTAGATCTGATCCCGTAGCCTGAGCTAAGTACAAGGTACTCTCTGTTACCGCTTCTATCTGAGTAGCACTGTATCCTAACTTAGCGAACTCTAACTGTAGAGAAGCAACTTGAGAAGCTGTGAAGGTAGTGGTAGCTCCTAGCTTTTTAGCTGACTGCTCAAGCATGGAGAAGTCTGCTCCAGTGGCTCCACTTACCGCTTTAACTTTAGACATAGCAGCTTCGAAGTCTACTCCTACTTTGAGAGCAGCAGCCCCCACCGCTAGAAGAGGAAGCGTGATAGACTTACTCATAGACCGACCTAGCTTCTTAAAGTTGCCAGTCATAGTGCGCATCTGTTTTTGCACTGTGCCTAACTTCGCGTTAAGATCTCTAGTGTCTGCTCCTATCCGTACTACTAAACTTCCTAACTTTGCCATCCTACTTCTTTTCTTTGGCTAGAGCTTTGAACATATCCCAGCCTTTATTATCCTCCGCTGCTTTCTCCTGGACTTTTTCCCAAGGGAATACAGCTAAATCTTTGGGAGTTATTCTGCTCCCTTTCTTAACGTGTACATTCAGGAGTAGTGCAGTTTGCCACCTGGTGCGCTCCCAATTGGACCGCTCCTGTAGCTCCTCGCCTTCTCTCTTTCCATGTACCGCATTTCCAAACTCTTTAAAAGTAAGTGAGTAGAGGGAGTATGGACTGAGCCCCATTAAGCCCAGCCCAAGCTCCTCTATCCTATCCCAACTGAGGGGATCTCCTCCACCTTCTTTTTTTTTCCATCACCTTTAGTACTACCCATAGCCTCCTCCATGACTTTGATTAACTGCGGCAAATCTTGCACTGTAATTAACCCTAGCCACTCCTCCACCTCCATACTAAACTCCATCTTTTGAGCCAGGCAGCCGTCTACTACAAAGTAGTAAATAAGCTCAGGTATTAGAGTGATATCCGAGGCATCTACCTCTACCACTTTAACTCCTGTTTCCTTCTCAAATTTTCTCCAGGCTCTCATTGTAGCCTTTACTGGATAGCTTTTATTATCGAGAGTGATAGTCATGCTACGAAATTGCTGCGTATGTTACTTCGCCTACAGCCTCCAAGGTCACGCTGTATGTGGAAGTATCCTCCACTCCGCCAGAAAGGTCACAACTTGTAATGTATGCCTCGAAAGTAAATGCATGATCGCTACTGTCTACCGCTGGAGCTACCGCTGTTCCTAATATTTGAGTAAACTTAACGTCTAACTTATCGCCAGCTAGCTGCCATGCCATTATATCAGTATATCCAGAAGCTGTAGCTGCCTCCTCAAAATATGCTGTAAAGCTGACAGTAACTGCTACCCTTCCAGGTAGTACAGCTTTAAATCCTCCGTCCTCTTTTACCGATGTGTCTTTCATCTCTGTAGACACACTTATCGAACAATCTGTTACGTTGTCCACCATGACAGGAGTAGCTCCTGTTGTGTCGTCTAACATAATTCTTAAATTGCTCCCATTAATTAATCCGCTTGTTTGTGCCATAACTATTTATTTTTTAGCATTTTTTTTCTACGTTTATCCCCTCCGACTAACGCTGTAATTAGTAAATCTATCCATCCAAATATTTTAACCGCTGGATTATCTGACGGTACGAGTGAGAAAATAGCTCTCGCTGCTATTAATAAGGCAAATAAAATCGTTTGCCAGTGGTTGATAAAAATATCCATTCTATATAGTTTTAATTCTTATTGAATAATCTTGAATTGAAGCCCATAATTGCCTGGACTCGTTTACATCCATCTGCTCGTTAGTGTACTGTAGGCCACTTATCTTAACCCCATTGTATGTACCTACGGTCCTATCTAAGGCACTTCTAACCGCTACCCCTAAGTCTATCGCTTCGTTGTAAGAATCGTGGAAGCAGTACACCTCTAAATTCGCCACATCTACTCCCCCTGAATCCTCCTTAACATCACTAGGGGAATTGCTCAAAATACTGTACACGATATAAGGCGCGTCGATATTTGGAGGAGCTAACTCTGGAAAGATATCAGTTCCTACTACTCCTGATACAGTGCCATCATTTGAGAGAATATTATATATAGCTTTCCCTACTATCATAACCCTCGAATATATTTTGCGAAGTTTTTTCTCAGTAGAATCTCCTGAAGCTTTAGGCTCCTGTTTTTAGTGGACCTCATCCCTCTAGCAAATACTCCACTGTTTTGTGTTTTATGCTTACCTCCGAACCTTGGCCCGAAATCTCCCTTCTCTACTATGTGAGCGAACCAGCCATCATCGTACTTTTTAGTTTTCCCCTTCTTTCCAATTGCTTTTGTTCGTGGACCTCCCATAACTATATTTCGGTTTCTATCTACTAACCATGTACCGCCTGATCTCCTCAGCTGTCCGCTTTTAACTTTTGTTATCTCTCCATCACGTCTTACAAAAATATCTTTCCCTAGATCCTTGACATTAGCTTTTATGTAGTTAGCATAAACAGCTCCGACTCTATGCCCGACATCCTGAAGAGCTTTGGAATCTTTCTCGCTCCACCTGACTACCTTATCTATCTTCTTAAAGAGCTTATCTACTCCTGTAACTGTTACTGTTGCGCTCATGAGTTATCTCTTAATTCGGTTATTACTCTGAGCTGTTCTAGCCTCCCTACTTCCTGAACTCCTAACACATCGTATATCTTGCTGTTATAGCTCACTCTATGAGAAGCCTCTAGAGTTCCTATAGCTTTTGAGGAGCGTACATTAAAAATGACACTCTGATATGAGAGCACTTGCTCTCCACTCACTCTCTCTGTGGCTGTTGGTTTTCTATCTATAGAGGCCCACACAGTCGCATAGTCGGTCCATGTAACTACCCTTTCTCCATAATCGTTAGTGGCAGTTACTGGCTTTTGTAGCGTTATCCTTCTATCTAGTGCTCCTATATTCATTTAAGAGATATGATTCTATAAGGATTTAATATGGCCTCGATACCGAGTGGTATCTTTGATGATGTCGTAGTTATTACCGCTCTCCTATTTTCGTAGTAGTGAGCTGCTAACATCTTAATAGCGTGTTTAATAGGAGGATGAGCTGTATCTCCTAGAGTGCCAGCTATAACTACCGCATTGAATCTATCGGTGTGTGTACTTGGGGGATCAATAAAAGCTATCCTTCCTGGCTCCCTTCTGAAATCAGCATAGTATTTATCTACGGATAAAGTCTGAGAATCTCCAGCACTGTCAAAGTAAGTGATTCCAGATATCGTAGTTATCCCTGTAGGAACCTCTACGTTATAAAAGGAGTCTATGCTTAAACTAAAAACAGAGCTCACAAAGTGCCTCCCTGTGTAGTCCTGAGCAGCTTGTACAGCTGCATCTATAATGGCTGTAATAGTAGTATCCTCATCAGTATGTTCTACGCGTATAAACTCCTTCATATCTGCTAGAGATACTATATCTGTTCCCGTAGGCTGTGTACTTATACTGAATTTCATGTGTGAGAGGATTAAAAAAAAAGGGAGCGAGCGGATAAGCCCACCCCCCTTCTTACCTGTTATATATCTACTACGTTACATCTTTAATTGAAGCGAACGCCCCAGCCTGTCTAACCTCTACATCATAGAACTTATTGAGGTGTAGAGCTATTTGCCCTGTACCCGCCAAACTATACGGATCTACAAGCAAATCTAGGCCCCCGAAATATGCAAGGATGAGCCCCTTCGCCCAATCTCCGAATATAATATCGCCTTGGTCTGTTGTAGTTTCTGCTAGATGTGGAGTAGCAAAAGTTGGGAATCCATCTACTTTGCCATCTTTCCAAAGAGCGTCAACTCCATCTACTGCTACCAAATCACGAGAGAAAGCCCATGCTGAGGGGTTCATTACGAACTTACAGTTTGCGAAATCTCCTCCAGCTGCTAGTACAGATTTCTCTAATAAGAATAGCTTTGCAGCAGTTAGAGCCGCATCTGCTCCATCTGTCTGAGTAGCTGCGTGAGCTTTCGCAAATGCAGCAATATCAATAGTAGCGTTAATACCAGCTTGCAGCTCTGAAGCTATAAGCGTATCTACTTGAGAGCCTCCCTGAGTGATAAGCATCTTTGACACTTTCGTATCATTTGCTACACGAAGCGGAGAGAGACTTACCTCATCTAGTTCTAGTCCTGAAGCTGTAGAATCTACTGCCTCATCTACCAAAGTACCTATAGCTTTTACACTCACTCTAGGAAACTTGAGGTTACCTGTAGCTCCATGAATAGTAGTAGCTCCTAGCTGCTCCACTAATGTTGGAGCTCGAAGAGCCTCTATTGCTCCAGGTACGTTAGTTGGTACATATCCAGAGCCATCATCAGTTGTCTGAAAATCGTCTACTCCTCCAGCTCTAAAGAGAGCTTTCTCAGGTATCCCGATTTGTCCAGTCATTTGTAAACCTCTAGACTGCATCTCTTTTTGAGATTCTTGCGCCCATTCCGCTTCAGCACCTTCTAGGCCTTTACCGAGAGCCACTGTCTGAATAGCTCTAGAGAGAGAGAAAGAACGGTTTGTCTTATCCATATCTTTCGCTTCGCTCACTGAGTTACCAGCAAAATTAGCTTGTCGAGCTATCATCTCCTCATGCGCCTTACGACGTTTGATCTTGTTATCTAATCGACAAATTTCACCTTCTAAAAAGTCGGCTCTCTGCTCCTCCTCATTTGTGAGCTCGCGCCCATCTTTATCTGTTCCCTCAATAAGGGATACGTGCTCCTCGTAGTTTTTGCCGCGAAGTGCCACCATTTCAACTAAGTTCATCTTTTTTGTTTTTAGTTTTTGAACTGTTACACATTTATCATTATCGCTGTTTTCTACTTCAGCTGTTCTAATTTCTTTGGGCTCCTCCTCATTTCGGGCTGCCACTGTTGCACTCTTGTAGGCTGGATATGTTACTGGCGAAACGTCCAGTAATTGAGCCACCTTCTCAACCTTCCTTGTACTCCTGTCCTCGGACCAGGTTTGCTCTTCAATCGTAAACGCAAAGGAGCTCTGAGATATGTCACCCCTTTTAATAGAAGTATATAAATCTTTTGCATATTGCTGCTCTCCTAGTTTAACTCTGTACTTTAAGCCTATATCATCACTTATGAGCTCTAGAGTACCAGCTGATACCCTACCGATTATTTTTGTAGGATCGTGATTAATGAGTGCTCTTACATCATCATCTAGTACATCATCAAATGCACCTGGAGAGATGCTCTCTCTAAATGCTCCTATATCCGTTTCTGAATTGTATAGAGCTGCATAACCCTCTATAATCATCTCTCCATTTTCCTCTCTAACTTCTAGAGTAGAATCATGCCTGGAGTAGTGAGCTGCTGTTAAGAGCTCTTCTCTATTTTCATCATCCATCTTCATTACTTTTTGATATCGATTCGCTGTAAGCTTCTAACTTGTTCAGCGCAATTTGATTAATTTGTACGGTGTGTACATCTCCTCCCTCTACTGGGTTGAGCTCCTCCTCGGCTCTACACTCGTTTATGGAAAGACATCCATTCTGTAACATCTGAGTGTAGTAGTTAGCTCTAGCTGCACTATCCCCTCTCTGTAAATCCGAGAGCTTAAACTTGCTGTATATAACTGGACTATCAAATGAGGGAATCAGCTTTCTATCAATCTCTTGTTCTATTCTTCGCGTCCAAGGCACTATCGTATGACGAGCGAACATAAGGTTTTGCTGTTCTACATTATTGTAAGTAGTCTGAGAAGGGAGCTGAACAAGAGCCGGTGGCACATTGAATATTCTCGTAATCTCTTCACACTGAAATTTGCGAGTTTCTATAAACTGAGCTTCGTCTGGAGAGATAGAGATTCTCTGGTACTTAAAGCCGAAAGGCATCAGTTTAGTTCCAGCGTTAGCTGCTCCACTATTCCAGGAGCTTTGGATAACATCCATTTGCTCCTTTTTCAGTGGCTGCTCTGAAGTGAGTACTCCAGTCATTTGTCCACTTTGCCCGAAATATTCCGCTCCGAAATCTTGTGCACTTTTGGCGAGTCCTAGATTCTCTCTATGCAATCTAATAGGACTCATCCTCTGGAGGTTGCAAATCTCAAGCATATTCTCAGGACGTATAATGCCAACATCCTTCACACTGTATACTTTCTCTCCTTTGACAGCGCGAAGGTCTACGTCTGAATAGTGAACAGGGATCAACTGCGTAGCGTATCCTCTATCGTCTCTCTCAATAATAGCGTAGCCCATGCCATATATTACAGCACTAGATACTATACTCTCCCAAAATTCATAAGCTGTTTGGCCGCTGTTAGGCTTAATCCGTACCAGGTTGTATGCTGGATGTACGTTAGCGATAACTACATTCTCCCCTTCGCGCTTATATATCTCTAGTCCTAGAGCGGCTATAGTAGAAGCTATCTTGTACACACAAGCGTAGACTGTACTAATAGCCATTGCGCTATTCTCGTTTATTGTAGCTCCTGATTTTGTGAGAGGATAAATCCCCACCTCAGCAGCTAGTGTGTTGCTGTCGTATTTCCCTACTCTGTAACGAAATATGGCCCTCAGTCTATCTCCTAATATGCTCATTCGCGCGTATTATACGACTTTGCTTAGGGGGTTGTCAAGTTTATAACGAGAAAACTTCTAGCAAATATTCATCCTCTCCATCTATGGTGTTCTGAACGTAACTGTTCATAGCAATAATAGAGGCGATTACTCCATCAACTTTCTTATTATCCTTCTGTTCTTTTGTAACTCTCTTGTTCTCATTTACGTCTGTATAGATTACAGCACATCCCATTTGCCATCTTAAGCATTTATTGCCTCCATGGATAATATTACCTCTCATAACCTCCATCTCGAACTCCTTAGTGGGGCCGTTCATAGTAGTGATGTTCTGAGCCATAGGAACCATAACGATATCATCCTCCACCAGCTCTGCTACTATGTAGGTAGAGAATCGAGGATCGTATCCTATCTCCCTAACATCGTACTTTGCGCACTGATTCAGGATATGCTGCTTTACTATTCTATAATCTGTAACGTTTCCAGGAGTGATAGTTATATCTCCCTCTCTATGGTAATGGATGTAATCTATTCCAGCTGCGAGCTTTTTACTGTGAGCTTTCTCTGAGTTTACAAATTGATGTACTATTAGATAAAAACATTTTTTCTCATCATCTCTAAACAGGAGAGCAAAAGCTGTGAGGTCCTGTGTGCTCGCTAAATCTAATCCCCCATAGGCTGGAAGGTTAGGGAGTCTGTCGAAAGGTATTGGCTTGTCTCCCTTCATAAAGATGTCGTCTGGTATCCAGGAGGTCTCTGCACTAGTCCAGATGTTGAGGTGCAGTCTGAGGAAGCTGTTTATCATAGAAGGATTGGCTTTCGCTTTGTTTACCGCATCTACAAAATACGCCTCTGTACATATCGTACCATAGCCAGGGTTAGCTTTCTTCCAAGTGCTTTCTTTTGTCCAGTCGTCGTCTGGATCAGCTTTATAAATTACAGG